GTGAACAGCAGCATCTGGCTCTCCAGGGTAGGGAAACTGCCTACATGGCTGATCCTGCCCATCGCATACAACGCGCTGATCGGCTCGGCACGGATGTGCTTGGCGCGAGATGCCCTCACCTCGATGATCGACGCGCCGGTTCGCACTGACCGCAGGGTATGCTTGACGAGATCGCCTCCCATATTGACCTCCACCACGAAGGCGTCTGCCTCCCAGGCATCGTAGGCTGCGAAAGCCATCTTCGCCCACTGTTCAGGCGTTCCCTTAAGGCTCAAATCATCAAGAACATAGCCACGTCCATCGGCTCCCTTGCCCACTACGATGATGCCGGTCTCGTCCGACCTCTCTTCAGCGGATACCGCGGGATCGATCGCGACAATGATACGCTCCATGTCCGGCGCCTCGTCGCGCCTGTTGTCATTGATGTTCTGCCTGTTGAATATCGCCCCAATAGCCTGCGGTTCGTAGTTTCCAAGCCAAATATGGGCATACCTCTCGGGCAAGGTTTTGAGATCGTACTGTCTCTCAAGCTCCAGCACCTCGGGAAAATGCTCGTTGTCCATGTAGTTGCACTTGACCACGATGGCGTCAGGCGGTGGCTCAACACCGCGCAGGAGCATATCCACCGGATCGGATGCAAGGCGCGGATTCCATGAGAACCACAGCTCACTGTCAGGCGACCTTATCGTTGGGCGCAGCATCTCCAGCGATCGCGCGGTCATGGTCTGCGCTTCCTCGACATACCCGACGGAAAAATTCTCCAAGCTTTTTATGCTCTCAGCCGTATGATCTTGCAGTCCCTGGAACAGGATCAGCCCGTTGCCCGGCGTTATGATGTGATCGTGCATGACCTGGAAGTACGCTCCCACGCCAAGGCGTATGATGCTGTCCTCGATCAGGAGCTTGACGCTGTCCTTCAGGCTTTTCTGTACCTCACGAACGCAGACGATGCGGATGCCAGGCTTGTCCAGGCAGGTGAGGACGACCTTCTGCGCGAAGAACCAACTTTTCCCGGATCCCCGTCCTCCGTAGGCGCCCTTGTATCGGCTCGGCCCAGAGAACGGTCTGAACACATCCCCCAGTGTCAGGTCCAGCTTGAGGACGCTAGCCATCTATCGCCTTGGGCGTGATGTCGAGCATCGGCTTTGGTGTGCTGTACTGGATTGTTACCTGGATGCTGGACGGTCTTGTGGTGTCGTCGTCATAGGTAATCGGCGCCTTGCCCCATCCTCGGTTCAGCAGTTCTGCCGCGGCGGCAATGCGGGCTGCGGGCTGGGCGTCTTTCTGGTTCATCACGCCGGCGAGCACCCTAATGGCGGTTTCTGTGTGCTGTCTCGCCATTGACCGAACATTAGTTATGCCGATTGGCTTTTTTCTAGGCATTTAGCTGCACTCGGTTACCTCGTTTTTATGCGGTATTCTACCTACCGTATCATCCTACCTACTGTCCTGAGGAACTGTTTTGACCGCTTGGCGGTAGCTGGTATTCCTGCGGTCTTTCCTGCGAAGCTACCATATGGCGATCTTGATCCACCGTATAGTCCTAGACGGACGTAGGCACCGCTGAACGTCTTGACGGACGGCGCAGCCTTGGTGAAGTCGCCGTATGGTGATCGCGGTCCGCCGTATAGACCAAGGCGTGTGTTCGCCATTACACGATCTTTATTGTGTCAGCCGCCCCTGGTGCCAGAGTTAGGACGTTTGCACTGAATATGACGGTTGCATCGGCTGAGATGTAATCGCTTATCGGTGCGGCTTCCCCGTCTGCGACGCCCGATGTGAACAGGATCACCCGTCCGATCAGTTGGTCATCGGTGTATCCGGTGAGGTTGGTTGTGCAGGCGGATGTCGTTGCGACCGCTGCGGATGTTACGGCGCCGTAGATGATGGCGGCGTTGAGACTTGTCACGATGGCTGAGATGCTTGCAGCCTGTGCGCTGGTTGCCGTGGCTGCTATCGCGCTTGATGTGGCGTATGCGGATGCCAACAGGGTACGTGCAGCCACCTCGGCGGATGTTGAGGCTCCATGGGCTACCACTGCGGACAGAGCCGCTGTAGAGACCTCTGCGGTCGATACGTCATTCAATGCGGCAACGGCGGTTGATGTTGCATATGCGCTCGCCAGGATAGTCCGTGCAGCCACCTCTGCCGATGTCGATGCTGAATATGCCGTGATGGCAGACAGGGCTGCCGTGCTCACTGCGGACGGAGCGATGCCGGACGATGGGATAGCAGCCACCTGCGTCGATGTCGCATACGCGCTCGATGCAATGGTTTGAGCAAACACCTGTGCGCTGGTCACTTGGCTCGCCAGGATAGACGCAACATCAGCAGCGAGGATGGCCCCTGCAAGGTTGACCGTTACACCTGATGCGCCGTTCGTGATAGCCTTGTAGGTTCCCCTGACTTCGACTGTACCTGCCGTGGCGCTGCCAAGGTCGATGGTGCCCATCTCACCGCTGATGGTGATGACATCGTTGAGCCCAATACCGGTGAAGTTGATGCCTCCAGACCAGCGCCTGAACTCCATTGTCATATCACCTGTCCCAAGAGCGAAGGTTGGGGCACTTGCACCAGCTATACCTGATTGGCAGTTGATAAAGCGGTAATCGCCTGTTGCACTCAACGTCATCGTGCCGGTGTAGCTACAATTGTACGCCTGATGGGCCACCATTGATGCGGTGCCAAAGATGCAATCTTCAAACTCTGCGTCCGCGCCCGTAGATGTGCCGGAAACGTCCGCGTCGATGAACATGCTGTCGGCAATGTTCTGTCCGCCAAGTGCCAGCGTCCATTCATGGCCCTCAAACACCTTATTCGCAGTCGTAGCTGCAAGCGTGATCGTTGAACCGTTGCCTACCCAGAACTTTCTCAGGAGGTTGTTGGTGGCAATGGTTAAGGCATCTGCCAGCGACAGGACCGGATTATCAGCTACGCCGTTGACGAAACTTTCTGTCCCGGCCACACCGGTGACGGTGTCAATCCAGACCGCCCCATTGGCATAACCGACCGTCCGTGAGGTAACGGAGTAGTCTACAACCAATTGGTCTGTATCGACAATAACGCCAGTAGAAGACGAGTTGAGACGGATATAAACCTTGCCCAATTCAGCCGCAACTGTACCGGAGTGGCGGGCAAAGAGAAGTAGATTAACCGCCACATTCGTTGAGGTAGCCGTTCCGGTGTACGTCCCGATGGTTTCCCAACCCACTCCGAAGTTCCATGCCGAGAACGTAATGACATCGTTGTTGGTTGCAAAGCCAGTCCACTTGACGCCGACTGGGGAAGTCCCGCCACCCGTGAGGAACTGGTACACAACGTCGATTGATGCACCCGCATCCCGATCAACCTGATGCGTGGTGCCATCTAAAACCGATGTCGCGGTGTAGGTGTTGGTGAATGTACCTATTCCTATGGTGGCGCTGGTAACACCCGTGATTCCGCCACCCTCATTGGATGTATTGGCGTCAACCGATATGGCAGCACCGCCAGCCGTTCCGATGCCATCCACGGATGCCTGAAGCGTCGTTAGATCAGAGGCTAGGGCTGCGCTGTCGGTGCCTCTCATGGCCGTGGTGGGAATAGCAGCCACCTGCGTCGATGTCGTATAGGCACTTGTCGGCTGGGTCTGCGCGAAGACTTGGGCGCTGGTTACCTGACTGGCTTGAATCTTGGTGACGGCGTCGGCGCTGAAGGCGAACGCCGTAATGGCGCTGGCAGAGAATGTTGCGCTCGTAATACTGCTCGGTCCCAAGGTCGCGCTGGCATTGTCGGCGGTCTGCTTGACCACGGAAGATGCCGTGGCGGTCCCGGAGTATGTTCCTGCATCGACAGTGAACATGCCATCGACGATAGCCGATACCGTCAGAGCGGCACCACCGGCGTTGTCCGCTATTTGTTTGACCACCGAGGACGCTACTGCGGTCCCGGAATATGTGCCAGCCTGAAGCGTGAACATCGCCTCGGCTATTGCAGACGCTACCGGAAGAGAAGCAACAGCAGTCGATATGGCGTAGGCGGACGACAGCAGTGTCTGGGCAAATACTTGAGTTGATGTGACATAAGCCGATGTTAATTGTGTCCGCGCTGCAACTTCGGCACTGGTGGGTGGATCGTATGCGGTTATTGCTGACAGAGCCGCCGTAGATACCTGGGCTGGCGTTGCCCCGGTAATCCCGGCGACCTGTGTGGACGTTGTGTATGCCGATGTGGGCTGC